CTGAAGCCGGTCGGGTCGCCCAGGAGGGCGCCCACGCGGAAGCCGTTGGAGTCGGCGCGGATGACCGCGCCGGTCACCATCGCATCGACCTGCTGGCCATGGACGGTGGTGGCGACCATGTCGCCCACGCGCCAGTCGCGCATGAAGGTCATGGGCGAGTCCTCGGTCGGGACGATCTGCACGCCGACGATGGTCGTGCCGCCCTTCTCGATTTCGTCCTTGCCGGCGTTGTTGAGTTCGTCGTCCTCGTTGGTGTTGCGCTGGTCCATGAACTGCTCGATGCGCCGGTTCCACTCACCCTCGCTGGCGATGGACTCGGGCGAGTCGACCGACAGGAACTTCCGATCGACCATCTCCCCCTGGCCGGCGACGATCACGCGGGTCGCCGTAGGCGCCGAGACGGTGACCTTCTGGCCAGAGACGTTGCGGTTCTCGGCGTCGAATCGGATCAGGCCGCGCAGGTCGCGCACGGCGTACGTGATGAAGCGCCGGTCCAGGCCGTTCGGCCCGCGACTCACGGTGAAGCCGAGGCCGGCCAAGGCAGCCATCTCGCCCAGAGCCTCGCCCAGCTTGGGAAAGCGAAGGCGCTTGGTGATGACCTCGCCTCGCGCCCCGGTGGCCGGCCACGGTGCAACCAGGGACAGGTCGTCCTCCCGGACCAGTGAGGATAGGTTCGGGATGGCCCGCTCCGCAGGAGCGAACGGGCCACAGTTGGCCATGACGTAGTCGTGCAGGAGCTGTTCCACCGGCCCGGTGCGCACGTCGTGGCTCAGGGTCTGCGTGGTGGGGTTGACGTTGGACGGTTCGGGGTAGGCGACCCGGTCCTTGAGGAGGATGTTGTCGCAGACGCCCTCGAACTCCACCGTGCCGTGAGGGTCCTCGGGCGTGGTGGATTCAGTGATCTTCGTCATGGGGCCGGACAGGATCAGCCCGTACTCCTGGTGGGTGGCCATGAGCGCAGACCCGGGCAGACGCAAGACGTCAGCCATCGGCTCGTCGGACGGCAGGCGCACCTTCCAGGTGCCAGTCGCATTGAACAGGGGTTGTAGTTCGTAGTCGGACGTGGTCAGGGGAATCTGTCCGATTCGCCCCTCGGTGGGGTGAACGACCTCCACGATGATTTCGGAAGCCCTCACTCAGACCACCGCCCAGCGCCGCGCCTGCCACTCCACGGTGACCTTGCCATCCGCGGTGGTGTCGGCAACCTCGACGCCTGCCACTGAGCGGCCCGGAGGGATGGCCCAGAACTTCGGCGCCACACTCAGGCCCGGGTAGGCGTTGGTCGTGCCGTTGATGATGGCAGTGCTGTTGCGGGCGTCGATGACCAGCGTGTCGGTGGGTCCGAGGGCGCCAATCCATTCAAGGGTCTGACCGGGCCTGGCAGTGCCGTCAGGACGGATCGTCTCGGGGGCCGTGAGCTTGACGCTGGTCGCCGGACCGTAGACGGTCCAGAGTGGCAGGGCTGGGACGTCGCCCTGATTGTAAAAGGTGGCCGCCCCCAGCAAGGACGTGTTGGACAGGTTCAGGTTGGCGAAGTTAGTCAGGAAGGGCTCACTCGCCCCGCCCCCAAGCTGGAGGGTCTGAATCTTGCCGGCACTGAAGTAGGGGTCGCCGGCCGTCACGGTGACGGAAGTGGCGAACTCGGGCGCGGAGAAGATGTCCACGCCGGGGCGGATGTCTCCGCCCCCTGTGCGCACCACGGGGATGCGCCACGTGTCGGAATGAGTGGTGAGATGAAGCTCGCACGGAGCTGACAGCACAATGGCCATCTGCTCCAGGTAGTCCTCCATCTCGTCGTGCGTGCGTGCCACAAGATGAAGTGGCAGGTCGATTTCGCGAGGTTGCGTACGGGTCCCGCGGTAGGAGGCGCCGTCTCCGACGCCCACCGCCCACTGAACGGTCACGGGCGGCAAGCCCAGGCCGGAAACTCCAGCCTGAACCTGCCACCCGTAGCCATGCTGCTCGATGCCATCGAGCGGGATCACCGCGCCGCTGCCTCGCAGCTCGGCGCGCAGGATCATTTATCAATCACCATCCCTGTGCTCGACCGCGACCCATCGCCATGAACAGGTCCTCTTCGGACCCGAGCGAGGAGCCGGGGGCGGCGTAGTAGTTGAGCGTCTTGTTGGAGCCAGCGCCCCCGGGGGTGCGCAGGCTGGAGTCCCAGGAGGCCGCCGCAGCGGCGATGCCCGCGACGTTGGGTGAGTCAATCTCGGTGTTGCCGACGTCGCTACTCAGTCCCTGGAGGGACTTGCGGACTGCGTCGTATCGGGATTCCAGGCCGTTGATGAAGCCGTCGATCACGAGGCGACCTGCGTCGAACAGCAGGACGCGGTCGCGGTCGGCCGGACCCTTCCAGGACGGGAGCATGGAGGTCAGCGAGGACAGGGTCGACCGAACTGAGCCAATCATGCCCTGGATGCCGCTGATGAAGCCCTGAATCACGGAGCGACCAGCGTTGACCAGGATTCCGCCGAGGTTGCCCACGGCGCCGGCCACTTGCCCGCCCAGGCCGCGAGCGACCGAGACTGCACTGCTGACGCCCGAGCTGAATGCGGAGCGCACCGAACTCCAGATGGAGGAGGCGATGCTGGACAGGGCACTCAGGCCCGACTGGAAGGCCGATCGCACCGAGCTGACGCCCGAGCTGATGACCGACTGGACCCCGGAGATGAACGACGACGCGGCCGACCGGATGGAACTCCAGACCGAGGAGGCGAAGTTGCGGATCGCATTCCAGGCATTGTCCCAGACCGACTTGACCCCGGCAGTGCCGGACGACATGAACGACTTGACGCCGTTGATGAAGTTGGAGAACGCGCTCTTGAGCGCATTCCAGATCGTGGTGGCCAGGGCCTTGATCCCGTTCCATGCGGCCGTCCACACAGTCTTTACCGCGCCGAGACCGCCACTCATGAAGCGACCAATGTCGTCCATGAAGTTCTTGAAGAACGACTTGATGAAGTTCCAGATCGCCTGACCCGCGGACTTGATCGCGTTCCACACGTCATCCCAGATGCCCTTGGTTAGAGTCAGTCCGGACCTCAACACCTTAAAGATGCCGATGTTAATGAAAATCTCGAACGCGCCGACCAGCATCTGCCAGATGCCCAGGAAAATCTGGCCGAACGCTGCGAGGATTCCGGGGATGTCCCCTGCGAAGATCGCAGCGAACAGAGCACCGAAGCCCTGGAAGACGTTGACCACGCCCGTGATGACGTTGGTCAGGCCGTTGAAGATGCCGATGACTGCACCCATGATGAACCCGACCACGACCCCGAGGATCGCCAGCAGGGGCGGCAGGATCGCAGAGACGAGCGACTGGAGGATGGTCAGCAGGGGGCCGACCGCAGCCATGAGCGCGCCGAAGGCGGCGCTCAGTTGGGGAAGCCATTGAGCCGCCAGTGCACCGATCTGCACCATGACGGGGCCGAGGATGGACTGGAGGATGCCGAACACCTGAGAGATGACGGGCGCCGCAGAGGAGCCCATCTGTGTCAGGGCCGCGACGACGGTGCTCACGATCGGGCCGATGGTTTCAGCAACGATCGCAATGAGGCCGATGATGCCGTCCATTGCAGCCGTCAGGCTGGGGCCAAGGCCCGCGAGTGCGGCGGCAAGGCCGGAGCCCAGGATGTTGATGATGGTCATGATCGGACTTGAGAGGGACGCGATCTTGCCGCCAACCATGCCCAGGGCTACGGCGAGGATGCCACCCAGAGCATTGGCCATGGCGCCGATGACGTTGTAGAGGCCACCAAACGCCGGGCCGAGGCTGGCGAGGGCGGGCAGTAGGGTCGTCATGCCGTTGCGAATCTGAGCGAACATGCTCACCGCACCGGTCCGCGCCTCCACGGAGGAGAGCGCGTAGACCAGACCGCCGATGAACATGGCGCTGATCTGACCGACGATCGGCATGATGCTGGACAGGACGCTACCCAGGGCCGAGAAGCCGAGGGCCATGGTCGGGCCGACCTTACCGAACTCGCGGCCGCCTTCAAGGCCGGCAGCGAAGAGAAGGGTCAGCTTCTCCTGGACGCCTGCGCTGTTGATCGCGTCAGCGAGAGAGCGGAAGCCGTTGGCCATGGGGATGAAGCCGCCGTAGCCGGCGGCCTTGGCCGCATCTCCCAGACCCTTCATGATCATGACCAGGGAGACGATGATCGAGCCGATCGCCTGGAGTTCGGCCGCACCCTGACCAATCCACGACATGATCTGCCCGGACTCGTAGTTGGCCTTGAGCCACAGGGCGATGCCCTGGTTCAGCTTGACCAGCCACCCCGACAGCGCCGGAAGCACCGCGGTGCCGACGAGTCCGAGGACGTTCAGGCTGAGCGCCGCAGCAGGCAGGCCCAGCTTGAGGATGTCTACGGCCTGGGCCATTGCAGCGAACATGGCCGGCATGGTCGGGGCGAACTGAATCGTCGCAACCTTGGAGGCCATGGCAGCGAACTGACCGATGCTGGTGGACAGATTCCCCATGCCTGCCAGGAAGATGGGGAACAGGGTGTTGACCGCGGAGCGCATGGGTTCCAGGGCCGGACCCCAGAAGTTGTCCTGGATCGTGGGCTTGAGGGACTGCCACTTCGACTGAAGCTCGGGCATCCGGTTGTTGATGTCCGCCAGGGCGACACCCAGGGCGCCAAGCGCAAGGGAGCTGGCGACCAGCATACCGGGGAGCGCGAGCGCCATTGACCCGATGAGGGCCAGGGAGTGCGAGAGGGCGAACAGCGCCGACGCGAGCTGAATGGCCGTGGTGATCATGCCCACCATCGAGCTTGCGCCGAAGGCGACCTTGACGGCGAGCTGGTCGATCGAGGCGACCGCGTCCCAGGAGTCCTTCAGGAAGTCCTTGCCGAAGCGCAGACCCGAGAGGCGTGCGGCGGCCGTGCCGACCGCAACGCCGATGGCGCCCATGGATGATGCCAGGGCGCTCTTGTCGATATTGGGCCGAATGTTGGCGATGCGATCCCTTGCAAGGATCGCCAGGGCCGCGGCCGTCCTGGCTGCGGTGGACTTGTCCAGGCGCGGGATGATCTGCGTGGCATCCATGCCCAGGTCGGTGTAGTCGGAGTCCGAATCCTTGTCGGTGGACTTGGACTTGGAGACGGCCTCCTTCACGCGAGTGAGGACGTCGACCTTCCACTTCTTGCCCGTGAGGGCAGCGAGGTCGGCCTTGAGCTTGTCGAGCTGCGTGTCGTCCACCATGACGCTCACGGGGACGACCTCATGAACGCGCTTGACCTGGTCGCCACCCTGCTCCGTAGAGCCGTCCGGGACGTAGCTCTTGTCAGAGATGACCCTGGACTGAAACTCGATCGTGTGGCCGGCCGCGTAAATCTGCATCTCGCGAGCGGCCTTGGCGACTGCGTCGCGGGTGTCCACGATCTGTGCGCGCAGCTTGATCTTGAAGGCGTCGTCGCCCTTGATGGATGCGTTGACGGCCCGCACAGAGCGGGCCACTTCGGCCCGCACCTGGGAGTCGTCAACACGTACGGGGACCTCAATCTCGACTCCGGAAGTGGCCTTCTTCAGGCTCTCCTCCAGGTCAGACTTGAAGTCGCTGGTGTCGGGCATGACCTTAATGGCCACGCGACCGATCACGGCTGTTGCCATGGGTCTACTTGCCTCCTGTCATTCGGCGGTAGAGGTCGGCAACGGAGACCTTCTTGCCCTTCTTGGCCAGTGCAGCGTCAGCCTTCGTAGGCTTCTTCTTGTCCGGGCGCGGGAAGGGCTTGATCTTCGGGGGCTTCTTGGCCCAGTTGCCGGTGACGCGCGTCTGCGCGTTGATCGCGTCGTACAGCTCCGCGACCATGTAGCGGTCCAATCCCCATCCGAAGAACTGGCGACCGCCGCCCATGAGGGCGGCTGTCAGCGAGTCGTCTGGCAGCCTCGCGACCAACTCGATGACGAGACGGGGGGCAGGACCCCGACCTTGGATGACCTCCACCAAGTCAACTTGGTAGTAGAACATTAGGTCGGGGTAGATGCCCTCCCCGTACTTGTCGATCAGTTGGCAGAGGCCGAGGCTTCCCCCAACTGGGTCCCCTCGCTGTACTGACCCACCAGCTCCATGAGGACGCCGAGGTCGTCACCGATGGTGGCGAGCATCTTGTCGGCCAGCGCCTTGTCGGCGGCGACCAGACGGATCATGTCGCTCACGATCTGAACCTCCTCGCCCGAGACAGCCGGCGCGTCCTCGTCGTCCTTGCCGGCGGACAGCTTCTCCTGGAAGGTCAGGAGTTCCTGCCGCTCGTCGCTGGACAGGCGCAGGGCGTTGCGCAGCACGACGATGCCGGCGCCCCCCATGTCGATGTCGGTCGAGCCGTACTTGGCCTCGGCGGTGGAGCGGATGTCGTCAAGAGTGAAAGTAGCCATGGGGTTGCGGACCTCCAGGTAGGGATGAGTGAGAAACGGGGTTTGTTTCACGTGGAACAAATCGTTCACGTGTTCGGTACTTGTTCCACGTGGAACAAATCCAGGTGTGCGGACCAGGGGTGGGGATGACCCCGACGCGCGAGGGTCCGCTACTCACGCGCCGGGGAGACTTGGATCACCCCCTAGATCACGGCGTGACGACGGTGCCCAGCGGGGTGATGGCGTAGGTCCAGGAGTTCGAGCCGTCCTGCATCGGCTTGACGCCGATCGGCAGGCCCACCAGGGACTCGGTGTCCGAAGCGGACAGGTCGTCGTTGCGGTAGATCTCCGCCTTGGGGGCGTAGATCGCGAAGACGTTGTCGCCGTCCACGTAGACCGCCAGGAACGCGGCGATGGTGGGGGTCGGCTCGGCCGGCACGCCCACGGTGCCGTCCGCATTGGTGGTCGCGTTGGAGCCGTAGTACAGCTTCAGGGCAGCGGTGTCGAACTGCTGGAGCACGAACGCGATGGTCTCCGACCGCGGGCTGTACTTGGTGCGCAGGTTCTTCTTCTGGAGGGTGCCGATCACGGTAGCCTCGCCACCCTCGGACGAGATGGAGAGGATGTCCTCCAGGCTCGTGTGACCCACATTCTCCCACGGGGTGCTGACGGCCTTGAGGTCGATGGGCAGGGTGGTCGTGACGGGGGCGGTGAAGTAGTTGCCCGAATCGAGGACCAGAGTTGCGGCGTCGTTCATTGCCACGGGTGTCTCCTTTGTTGGAAGGGGTTAGGGGGCAGGGGTGGTGCGGGGCTTGCGCACCGCGATATCGAACGAGCACTCGTAGCGAACAACCCCTGCTGGCAGGTCTGCGTACTGGACCGGCCCGGTGGCCGACGCCCAGTCGGAGCGTCGTGCCGGGTTCGAGTGCTGCTTGGCCTTCAGGACCGTGCCGGTCGCGTAGGTCTTGCGCTCGTTGGCGGCGTCACGAAGGGCGACGCGGATGGCGTCGCCCAGGTCTGCTGCGTCCTGATCGTTGTCCGGGCCGGACACAAGCACGTGGCAGGTGATTCGGCCCGAGTCGATGAAGCGGGGATCGCCGGTCCATCCGCCGAAGGACGGGTCTCGGCGGATCATGACGTAGGGGAACTCGGTCACCTGCTCGTAGATGGTGGTGAACCTGAGTGCAGGGATGCGCTCGCGCAGGACCGCGAGAGCTACGTCTTCCAGGGGGCTGAACTCAGCCATTTCCCGGACGCTGTCTGGGATTCCGTTCACTACTACTTAGCTCCTCGGAATCGGGGCCGCATCTCGGCGGCGCGGTGCAGGGCGAAGACGCCCTGCGTGGCAGAGATCACGACGTACTCGACGCCGTCGTCGCCCTGGTAGCTGCGAGCGCGAGACCAGTCCACGGCGTACTGCTCCGCGTACTCTTGGGGCGACATGGGATGCCACTCGCCCTCGGGCTCCTTGGCCAGGACCGTTTTCTGTGTGCCGTACTCGATCGACAGCGCGGCCTTCTTGCCGCGCTCGTCGTTCAGGATCAGGTAGCGGTCGACCTTGCCGGTCTCGGTAGTGATGAAGGCGTGGCCCTCGTCAATGTGGCTGACCATGATCTCCTCGGCCCGCACCTGCATCTCGAACAGGTGATGGTCCAGGGCGTTCCCAACCTCGTCCATGTGGGCGATGATCGAGTTCGTGTCGGGCCTCAGGATGACCTTGCCCACTAGGCCACCGCCTCGGGCGGTGCGTCGTTGGGCCGCTTGCGCAGGTCGATCGAGATGTGGCGCGTCTGGCGGGTGCCGTGGTGGTAGGCCGGCGGTGCGGCCACGTCCCACATGTGCCCGTCGATTTCGACGCTGGCCCACAGGTCGACGTTCGGTAGGTCGGCCGACACGATGATGCGAGTGACGTTTACCTGCTGCTGGCCCGGCAGCTCCGCTCGCGCGGAGCGCTGGGGAACGATTGCCGCCCTGGTGGGGATTGGCGTGCCACCGTCAGGGACGATGACCTTCTCGCCGCGGCGGTTGGTGACGGTCTTCTCGGGGTAGATCACGACGTTGATGCCGCGCCTACGCTGCGTACTGGCCATTAGACGTAGCCGTCCTGGAAGAACGGGAACACCTTGCCGGCGTCAGTGGGGACGTAGCCGGTCGGGTCAGTGTTGGCGTTGGGGCCACCGTTGAAGGCGTACGTGCCGACCGAGGCGATGCTGGTCTTGCGCTTGTGACCCAGGATCGCCAGGGTCTCCTGCTCACCCTCGGTGAAGTAGACCTGACCGGCGTTGTCGCCCTTGTCCTCGCCCTCGAACCAACCCATCGTCTCGTCGCCGGCTCGCGAGGTTTCGAGGCCCTGGAGGTTCTTCATCATGCGGGACACGGACTTGCGCACCAGCGTGATGACCATGGGCGGGGTCGACGTCGAGTCGACCCACGCTTCACTGCCAAGATGGCGAGCCCAGTTGCTTGCGTCCTCGATGCCGGTGACGCACGCGCGCTTCTCGCCCTCGTCCAGGTCCCAGTCGAGCGCGGCTTCCATTTCCACAAGAGTCAGAAGTGGTGTCATTGAAACCTCCTACTGGGGGCCAGCTGGGGCCGCACCCGTCAAGGTGTGACCCCCACTAGT